CAGTGCTTATCTTGTGTTCGCGCTGGAGGTTGAAAAGCTGGGCCATTCCAATAAGCAGGATGGCGCGCATTTCGGCAGAGTCATCCTGAAGAGCAGCAGCGAGTTGGTTCTGCGTGTCAGCGATAAACGCATTATGTTCCTCGACCGATTTTTTTGCGGCATCATCCGCGTTTGCTTCCGCCGTTTTCGGCTTCAACCACTCCAAGGCCGTGGACAACTCCTGAACCCGGGCCTTTGTGGCCGTATTATGCTGGGTCATTGCGGCCTGCGTTTGCTTGGTGCGTTCCTCCAAATACTGGGAGATGTTGTCCTTCGTAGCTTTGATGGCCTGCTCTTTGTTATAGTGGGCCTGTTCGATGTCAGCGACCTTGGATTCCACTAACCGTTGAATGGTCGGGTCCTTTATGGCCTCGAAAAGTTTCGAAAGATTGACTTTGTCCGGACCGCCATACTTTTTAATTTCGTCAAGAATGGCGGGCGTGACCACGGGGGATTTTTTCAACTGGGCATATACGAACTCCCGGGCTTCTTCGACGGTCTTGTCAAAGGCCTTGAACTTCGGGTCGGCGTCCACATCCAGCTTCGCCCTCCAATTTCGATGGTCTTCCAATTCCTTAGTCACCGAGTCGGGAATCGGCTGCTTGGTGCGCTCAGTCAATTCCGCGTTTTCTTTTTTCAACCGTTCGATTTCGGCATCGCGCTGGACAATATCCTGTGCCGCTTTGGTCTTGATAGCGGCGAAGGATTCCGCCGATTTCGGGCTAGCGTTCGGCGGCAGGCCGGGCGAGTCCTTAAAAATTTTCTCCGCAGCCGCCGAAAGTTCGGCATCGATTTTGGCCTTGGCTTCCGCAGCCGCCTTTTCTTCGGCGGTCGGTTCTTTGACAACCGCTGCGGCAGCGGCGGGTTCTGGCGGGTTTTCCTTTTTCTCTATGACGCCTTTAGCGAGCGCGTCGAGCGCGTCGCCAGCAGCCGCGTGGTCCTCGGGGGTGGGCAGATGGTCTGCGCCCTGATTCGCTAGGTCGGCGGCTACCTGTTTGTTTTTGTCCTCCTGAGACAAATCAGGAGCGGGGGTGTTGTTGTCGGCCATAATTATTTCTCAAGGGTCTGTCCGTCGTTCCAAGCTTGGTCGTCTTCCAGCGGAGGAAGGGACTGAGATTGTTTCGGCGGGGTGGGTGGTGAGTGAGTGAGTGAAAGCAAAATCTTAACGGCTTCCTGAAAACCCCGGAACTCTCCGGTCCGAATCAGTATAGCGTTTGTATCGCCCTGCGCGAACAGCACGGGCGCATGCTCCATAAGTTTCGGAAGCAGCCGTTTCCCGGCGTCTGTTTGGAGAAAATTATTCCAATGGACTTCGTCTTCTGTGAACCACGGCAGTTCGTCGCGAGTAATAAGGGTTTCAATAGTAGTCATGGGGGAGTGAAAAAATTATTATGGGCCGGGGGGCGCGACTCCGGGCGGGACGCCGGGGGAGCCGCCTTGGTCAAGTTCTTGCGAGGCTTGCTGGACTTGCGCCGCTTGCGCCTCAATTGATTTTAGTTGAGCGAGCGCCGGGCCTAGCTTCTTTACAAACTCGGCTACCTGCTCAAGTTGTTTCTTTGGCGCGCCTTGCTGCACGGCATAATTGTAGTGCTCGTTGATGTGCGCGCCGAATGCTTCGAGAACGCTAGAGGAAAACTGTCCGTCCATGATATGCTGCGCCATTTGCTCAGCGGTCGGCATCAGGACCTGCAAATGAATCATGTGATTATCCCGAGCCGAAACCGGGACCGCTTGGCCTCCGCTTAAGAGCACGACTTCAAGTTGCTGCTCCCGGTTCTGTTCGGCGGTGACAGTCGGGTCATTATCTGGAAGCAGAACGCGCTCAGCAAACTCCGCGCCCGGCCCGGCGGTGAGTTCCTCAACTTCAAGTTGCCGCTGGTTATAAAGCGGGTTTCCTTTTTTCGTCGGACAAAGCATCATGATTGCTTGCCGCTCCATCGGCGTCAAGTCTTGAACGGTCCCTGCGGGCGGCTGGTTCGAAATCTCGTCGATTTCCTCCCGCGTCATTATATCCAAAAGCTGCCGCTGCGCCCCCTTGGCGTCTTCCTCTATAGTATCGGGGTCACAAATCCGCTTCTGCATTGTGCCAACAGTATCCGTGAACTGTTCGAGGAACCGCGTAATTCGAATATCGCGACTTTCCTCTTGCCGTTCGGTGAGGACGTTCCACGCCGCCGGAGAACGAAAAGCTTCGCCTTCGACGCTGGGCGCAGAAACGGAACCGATAAGCTGGTCTACCAACTGACTAAAGTAAGCATCGAGTTTTAGAAAAGGCTCGACATTGCCGTCCGATTTGTTTTCAATGAAAGTCCATCCGGTGGGAACCACAATCGCCGAACCGATGACGGACATCTTAAACGTATGGATGCGCTTAATGTCCCCTTGAAACATTGTCTTCCCCGACATAATGAGCCGGTCAACAATTTCGTTTCGAGTGCGGTCAACCATTCCGGCCATTTCATATATGTCCCGGCCAATCCCCTTACTGCCGTGCAACGTTCCGTTGCCTTTCTGAAAAGTGTAAAATGAGCAGCAATCTGTGAACCCGGGGAATCGGTCTTGTCTTTCGAAAATCGGAAGCATCTCCGGGCCTGCGAGGCGGTAGTGGGAAACCTTTCCGGTGACTTCACGCGCAAGCAGCGTGTAGCACACGATAACGCTATTGCCCGCCATGTAGCTTGCGCCGATAGTCAGTTCCCGAATAGCATTCTGATACCACGTTTCCAAAGTTCCACCGATGTTTAAACGGTCACGAATCTGAACCGGCGAGGCGGTGTTGATGGCCTTGATTGTATCTTCGAGATTCCATCCGGCATCTTTCGCCGCCTCCCGGTCCTTAATATGCGCGAACACCTCGTGAGGAAGGAAAACTTCTTTTAACACGAGGACTTGAGCCCACTGGGGTTCCGACTTGGTTCCGTCTGTAGCGAACGACTCATCTTGCCCAAAACTTTTTGGGAACCATGAAAATTCGTCAAGCCATGCGACAATGTTATAACCAAACATCGCATTGCAAAAGGCTATGTCCTCAAGCAGGGTGCGCCAGCCTTTTCGCGCCCGAATCGTCTTCGTAATTATTTCCCGAAACCGCTGCGTTTTCTCCGTGGAGTTTTCCCATTTATCCGAAAGCGAAGAATTAGTCAGATACTTCAGCCCGTTGATGGCCTGAGTAAATCTCGGAGCGACTTTCTCAATCATCGCTGGGAGGGGCTTCGTGGTAAAATTTGAACGCCAGCCCAGCCCTTCGGCCTCCAGTTTATAAGCGTCGTAAGGCCGTTCAGCGTTATACTTCGCCAGAATCCGGGAATTAACGATGGACCGGTTACGCCCGGCGGCAATAACGGTCTTCACAACGTCGCGGGCCATGTCCACGTCCCTTATCGACCGCTGTGTGGGCTCCCCGCCCTTATCAATCTTAGGGCTCTGGATAACCGCGCCTAAATAATTGCCCTGATAGGTCGGCGTGGATAAAGTATTGGTGTCGTTTGGCATTTAGCGCACTCTCGTAACAGTTACCGGCGCTCCCAGCGGCGCGGCCAGTAATTTTTCGGGCATTTTTCGGTATTTAGCATGATTTTGGCCATAACTAGGCATCCGCAAGCCCCGCAAGTCTGGTCTTTAAACTCAGGACACCCGGTGCAGACCTGCCAACGCCGATTTTGCTCGTCTGGAGACGCAAGTATCGCGTAACCCCGCCATTTTGCCCACTTAGTCGTCGCCCACGCGACGAAAAACCGAAAAAAAGTCATCATAGGGTCCGTTTTCTCCAGCAATGGGGCGGCAAATCGGGATTTGCATCAGCGACTTGCTCAATCCATGCCGCCGAATTGATGTCTTCCCCCAAAATGGTGCAAGATTCTGCCCGGGAATCCTGCGAACGCCCGCCAATGATGTTTTTTCGACTCTCTTCAACCGCTGCACGGCACGAGGAGCACCCTTTTGGCAGTGCTTTGTTAAACGGACACGATGCGCATACGCCGGTTCGGTTCCGGGCATCGTGTTCAAACACAAATCGCTTCTCTGGGAGCGCCAAAATCCTTTGAAGCCATCCCAATACGCGGGATTTTAAATTGGATTCTTTAAGTTGCACGCGATACGCCTCGCTTTCCTCGGTGCAGAGAGCCGGATTGTTCTTGCAAGCCTGCGCCATTACCTCTTTTTCCGGGTCGCCGGACGATTGCCCGGAGCGAGCCCGATAATTTTTCAACCTCTTGATGACCCCGGGCCACGAATCGCCCCGAATCGAGACCCCGTCCGCATCGATGAACACATAACCGCCTGAAGGATACAAATTTGGATTTACGGCCTTCATAAAATTGTTGCGTCTTTGAGATTGTCCCAAATATCTCGAATTTCATCGGGGTCAGTCCGAAGAAAATCCGACTGATTCGAATGGTCAATCCGCGCTCCGCCCATCATTCCGTGCTGCGGCCAGTCGTCTTCCCACGGATTTGTGGGAACGGCTGCATCGCCCTTCATGCTGGGAATTACCCCGGAACCTTTACGTGCGGCAAAAACGAAAAGCGTTAACGAGTCCGCTTCGTCCGGGGACTTAAACCCCCGGGATTTATAATCCTTTTTTGATTCTACCTTCTTTCGGATACCGCTTCGGTATTGCCGTTGTGTAAGCTGTTGGTTCAGCTTGCTCATATCCATCTTTGGGCTAATGAGCAGATACCCAAACTCTCCCCATGCGCGCAACGCAAAGCACAACTCAGAAGCCATGCGTTCAAATTCCTCTTCGCAAGTCTTCGTATCCTCCATCATCAGCTTTTCTTTGCTCGCTCCTTCGGAATAATTAACCGCATGGATGGCCCCAGACCAATCGTGCTTGATTAGGTCGGCCACTCCTCGACCGTGCCCCGTGGCGTCGCACGCAAAATATTCGGGGCGCACTCCGGCACGCTTACAGATGTCGATAATAGAGCGTGACATCGCAACGGTTTCCCCCGGTGGAAGATTAAATTGGCTCTCTGCAAGAAGCCCCCAACGAGGAATCACGTTTCCCCGGGCGTCTTTGAATAAAGTTGTTCGTCCTTGGGGAAAATCCAACGAAGGGGGAGATTTCATGCCGGTTGCCATTCCCCATTTCCCAAGCGTAAAGGTCGCGCTGTCGCCCCCATCCAAAGCAAGGTCCGCTGCTCCCACGGGAATCGGCGCATCCATCCAGATAAACTCCCCCATCATTTTGGCGAGCATGCCAGCGGGGATGATAGAAATTTTAGTGCCCTGTTTTGGATACATCCCCCGGCCCATCGTCATGAAGCCGGGCGAATCAGTGCCGCCCGCGTTCTGCGCGATTAACTCAAGCCCGGCCCGGGTTTGAAGTCCGGGGTAGATGATTTTATTCTGGATAACGTTTTCACATTTCTGGCCATCCAGCCGAAGAACATCCCATCCGCGAAGAGACTTCCAGCGAAAATGAACGTCTTCGTCCAATGCGTTCCATCCAAACACTGGTTCGGCGCGTTTAGCGACTTCGTCCCCGATGTTAGTGGGATTATACGCCCCGAACAATTTGAACCCTCCGTCGCCGGAAACAAGCGAGAGAACATTATCAATGTCGTGCCATATCCCCATAGGTATGTTTTCAAACTCGTCGCAGAAAATAAACATGCGTGAGAGGGGACCAAAAATTGGGTGCGATTCTGGACGCGGCTTTCTCTTTCCACCCTGTAATCGGCCAGCCTTTTTAACATTGCCCTTGGGGATTACGATACCACGAATTGACGCAGTCTGATTACGCCGGTCCATCCCGATAAACAAATCCCCGACCTTCCCCGGCATTGGCAAGCTTGCCTGATTATGAAGCGCCACGAGATGCGAAAAAAGATTTTGCTCCAAATGGTCCTCGCTGGGACCCAAGACGCGTATGCCGGTCCACTCCGGGTCTCGAATCCATTCGAGAAAAAGTCTGACGCCAAGCGAGTAGCTTTTGCCCATGCTCGCTGCGCCCATGATGAGCCCGTGGTCCGAGGTCTCAAATAAATTCCAGATGTCTTTAACGCTTTGGGGGTCCGGGGTAAATTGGTTCGGACTCCAAAGGATTTTGGCCGCATCCGCCATGTAGTTGCTATTTAGCAACTGGTGAACGTAGGTCTGAACAATGGGTAGAATCTTACGACGTTCGGTCTGCGCAGAAATCCTAACGTTTAAACCGCAATAATCCGATATGCCCTGAGCCGCCCCCCACATGCGGTCGGCGTGGACTTCAGCGGCAACTTGGCTGGCGATGTCGTTAGGCTGCACGCGCCGCGAGGATTTGCTGCTCCGAGAAGCTGGGGGGATACATCACAATCCGAGCATGCCGCCAGCCCGGAGCGCCATAGCGCTTGACATGAAAATTCTTCTGCCGAGGGCGGTGGCCGTAGTTTATGGTCCGCACTGAGACGGAACACTTGGCTTTGCGGGCCTTAGTAGCGGTGCGGACGGATTGGTTTTGAAGTTCCTTGGGGGAAATCAGGCCGGGTTTCCAGCCGTGGGCAGCCCAGCTTCGCTGCCAGAGCCGTATTAAACCCGAGTCTTCCGGGGAGTAGACCGTGAGAATTTGCATATTCTGGGTAATAGTTACCCAGAAAATGGTAGCGGGGGAGGGATTTGAACCCCCGACCTTCAGGTTATGAGCCTGACGAGCTACCGGGCTGCTCCACCCCGCTATAAATTGGCAGCCCCGGCAGGAATTGCACCCACATCTCCCCGCGCAAGCGGGGTGGTTTTGTTTTTAACCTACAGGGCTAAAGGGCCTCCGTTCTATGTGGTTCCGGAGGCGGGGGATGAAAATAACCAGCGAATTGCAACACGCCGCCACATTCCCCTTCCGCTTTCGCGGAAAATGTCTCTGCGAGGGATTAAGCCCTCGCAGAGTTTGCCGCACCTTACGATGCTGCGTTTCCTCGTGGGTATCAATTGTAGTTGAGCGGGATTTTTGACGGGTTCCACCGCACCGGTCGCTACAAACGGAGCCGGTAATCCACAACGAGGAAAAAGTTTCGCATCCGTGACAGGCATTACTCACCGTGTTGGCAGGTGCCGCAGCTTTCGCCGGTCCTTTTATACCCTAGGGTATCGCTTGGTTCCTGTCCACGTCGTATTGAGCTGTTTCGAGAGTATGTATTCTCCCACGCGGGCCGGATGCAAATGGAGGACACGGCGGGAATTGAACCCGCGTCCTTGTTACGCGCCATTAAAAATGATACACATGCTTTAGGGGCAACACTGGTTTGCCCTCCACCATCCGGTTTTGACAAGACCGGCATCTTGCAGTAAGCCTGCTGCGACGTTCTTCCCGGATAGCAGGCGTCCTCGGGAGAACGGCTGGTCAGGCTATGACCAGAGCAACATCACCCTTTTCGGTGAAGCCGAACTTTGCGAGAATCGCATCAGCTTCGGCAACCGAAGGGGCCATGTCCATCGAGTGATTTGTATCAGTTCGAGTTTTGCCTCGGTAGTTTTAAAGTGGCCAACGAGACATCCACTGCATGCACTTTCAACGGTCTCGCATCAAGTCGAAACCTTTACGTGCCCAAAAATCTCAAAGAACAGGGGGACGTAGCAGGCTTTGAACCTGCGGCTGAGAGGCTTTTTTAAAAGGAGCCGTAAAATCGCCCCGTATGCCGTCCCAGTCTCCGATTACGTAAGGTTTAAACCACTCACCCATACGTCCCCGTGGCGGAGTTATATGCCCCGCCAAAATTGGTGGAGTTCTCTCCCTCCAAGTCACGCCGCTTGCGGGGGCGTTCCCTATCCAACGGGGGCCTAGTCTTGCTTTAACTGCCCGGGTTGACTATCCGGGCAACCCGTCAAAGTCTTTCCGTTCTGATAATCCGGGTGGACCCCGTTCTGAATCCGGGCCAGCCGGAGTTCGGCTTCCTCTTTATGCCGGGCAGCCGCGCTCTCGACGGCATCCGTCTTGCAACTGCACTGCCCTTTTGATTTCAGATATTGGAAATACGCACCACGCATTTGATTCGCTTTCTATTCAAGACCGAGTTTACCGTATCGTTAGACCATCGCTTGCCGTGCCGGGTAAAATGTCCGGCAGCATTCAACTCTATCGCAATGTCCTCATAAGAGAAACCTTTTTCTCTATATTCTTTCATCGCCTTTAAGATGTCACCTTCCCCCGGGTGATGTCCATAAGGTTTTTTTCCTTCCGTCCAGCCCGCCTTCAAAACCCGATTGCGCTGTTTGGCGCTCCGAAGCTT